ACATTTGGCTCCATAAATCCATCATTCCATTAGGGCTAGGCGTTCCTGATAATAAAACAATAGATCTAATATATTTCATTACTTTTTTCAAAGCTCTAAATCTTTTTGCTCTTGCTGATTTAAAACTGCTACTTTCATCTATTACAACCATATCCCATTTCCACTTACATTTTTCTATAAGCCATGGGACATTTTCTTTGTTTATTAAAGTTATAGTTTTATTTGAATTAATAGCAGATAATCTTTCATTTACTGATCCTGTAGCAATTGCAATATCAAGTTCTTGTAAATGTTCCCATTTTTGTGCCTCTTTATGCCATACATTATTTGCAACTTTTAAAGGAGCAATAATTAATATTCTTTCTACAGCAAAATTATAATATAGATCATGAATAGCAGTAAGTGTAGTTGTAGTTTTACCGAGTCCCATATCTAAGAATAAAGCACATTTCTTTTTATTCAATACTACATTTAAAGCAGAATTTTGGTAATGATGTAAGTTTTCTCTTTTAAGCATATTGAATAATATCATAAATTACTATAACCCAAATGATAATAGATAATCCTATCATCATTGTGCCTAGATCGTCAATATATTTATCTAGTTTTATTACTTCTATTGTTGTTATAGTAAAAACAATAGAAAATATTATTAAAAGCATTGTTTCTATATACATTATTCTTCCATATTATTAAAAAGTATTATTCCTTCACCTACATCGTCAATTACATAAGTAGGAATGCATTGATCTTGTAATTTATTTATAGTTTTCTGTTGTAATTTCGTCGGTTTTTTACCTTCAGATTTAAATTCAATAATAATAGTTTTACCATTTCTAAAGAAAATTCTATCTGGAACAGAACGGTTGCCTGGACTAACCCACTTATAACACAACCATCCTAAATATTTAGCATGGTTACAAACTTTAGTTTCAATCTCTGATTCTCTCATAAATAATATTTACATTTAATTTTTTTAACATATCTATTCCAGATGTGTCGGCATATTCGTCTGAATAAATAACTGTTTTACAACCTGTATTTGCAATTAATTTAGCACAAACAATGCAAGGAGATGTTGTTATATAAATTGTGTCAATATCCATTATATTATCACATTGAAGTAAAGCATTTTGTTCTGCATGTGTTGCCATACATAAATTTAATCCTTTAGATGATTTTTGATTTTCACCTCCACAAGGTTTATCTATACAATGCTGGAAATTTTTTGGAACTCCGTTATATCCTGTTGCTTTTATATGGTTATATTTATTTATAATAACGCATCCAACAGAACGCCTAGGGCAAGTTGATCTAGTAGCAACTAATTTTGCTATCTTCAAGAAATATTGATTTTTTGATTCTCTTTGCATAATTTTATCATTTTAAGATTATATTTTTAAACATTCTAATTATAAAGCCTTATTTTTTAAAAGTAAAATAAATTTTAGTTATTGTAAATTAATTGTTTATATTCTTCTACAGTTAAATTATTTTCTTTTAAAACTTTATCATCTGAAGGATGTTCAGGTTTATTAAAAGTGTCAATAAGGCCTAACTCTAACATCTTCTTTTGTCTTCCAAAAGGATGGTCTATTATATTACTACTATTCCATGTTGAATCTAAACAAAGATGGTCATAATCTGATCCTGGTTTAATATAATTTTCAATCCATCTTATAAAATCGCAAGCAATATCTTCAGAATTATATGGAACTGCACCTATATCTTTATAAATATTATCTGTTAAAGCATCAAGAAAATCTAATTGTTTCATTCCTTTAGGTCTTTCTGCTAAATAATTTAAACATTCTATTGCATTTTTACCATAAAAGAAATGTGATTCTAAATTTATAAATCTAGGAAAAAAGTCTGCAATATCAGATAAAGTTGCAGCATATTGGAATCTAAATACTCTAAAACCTCTTGTTTTATTAAATCTTTCTAAAAATACCATTAATGTTCTGAAGTTTTTAGCTGTTCCTCTTTGCAAATAATTAGCAAAATCTTTACATAATCCTGGTAAATGTTCACACATAAAATAGTCTCCTCCTAATTTATAATCTCCTTGAGCTTTAGGAAAAGGTGCTATTTGATAACCTACACTTGTAAATTTAGGCCCTTTAAATTCTTTTATTACTTTAACCATATCTTCTATAGAATCACAAGTATGGAAATGTAAAAGAATAGAATTGTGGTAACCAGATGGATTTTTAGCATAGTTAATGCCTGATCCTGTAAGCCTATGAACAAAAAAGACAAATAACCATTCAGGTAAATCCCATAATTCTGTATGAAATTTATCAACTATTTCTTTTCTCCATTCAGGCATTTTTGCTTTATATGGATGAGTTTCATAATCATGCCATATATCTAAGATTAATTGAGTAAAACCTGCGTATTTTCTTGCGCATACATCATAAAGATAAACATTCTTTATTAGATCATCATCCCATGGAGTTTCTTTATATGGAACTAATCCTAAATTACAATTCTCATGCTGCCATTTAGAAATTTTAGCATAATAAATAAATTCTTCGTAATATTTTGTTGTCTGTAAATTATGCATAATTAAAAGCTGATTGATCTCCCCATTCTCTAATTCCATTAATATCTTTCCAATTAGATATTTCTGAAAGTCTATTTTCTATTTGTTTATCTGATCCTACATTTATAAATATAGCGCCAGGCTTTCCTTCATCAATAAATCTTTTATATGCTTTTGCGTCATAAGTAGTTGTAGTATTAAACTCAGGCATATATTCTGATTTTTGATAGAAAGTTTTATGATAAGATATTACATTAGCATTTCCTTTTTCACCTTCTTTAATATTTCTTGCTACAGCAACGCCTTTAGCATTAGCATTAGGCCAACCTATTTGTAAAGCTCTTATCATAGTTCCTGTTGAAACTGCACAATAAAATTCTGTAGGTTCACCATAAATCAATCGATGATTTTCGCACATGTTTATTAATCCTGCAGTAACTTCAGGAGTATTTGCTAACCCAAAAGGTAAAGCAATACCATTAAATTTTTCTGCCCAGTCGCGAATCCAGGAATTTAAACAAGGCATAGCTGGAATCTTAACGAATCTTAAATCACAATTTTTATAAGCTAAAACAACAGCTTGGTGAGGTGTTACTTGTTTTGATGCTGCTGCAAAAAATACTGTCTTTTTATTGTATATTTCTGAAAGCATTGCAATAGCTTCAGCAGCATGGCCTACTCTTGGAGCAGCATAACCTAAAAGGTCTGAATCCATTTGAGCAATAAACTTTTCTGCCCCGTAAGCTTTTAGTCCACATGGACCTTTAGCAAAGTCTAAAATAAAAATATCATCTCTTTCAGGAGATGAGTAAAATTCAGGCATAGGAAGTTTTGATTTAAAGCTTCCGTAAAGATCTAAATAATATTCTTTATTTAAACTTTTTATATCAAAAACCCAATCTTTATTTTTATTTGAGTTAGTTATTTCATACATTTTAATTCCAATTATAAATTGATCGATAATATTTAGGAGCTATATGCACAGATGAGTGTAATTCCATTATTTCTTTTGCGTATTCATCTCCAGGCATTACATACCATTCTTTAGGCGGTTTTATAAGGTCAAAGTCAAAACAATAATCGCTAAGATATTTTATAAAGTCAAATGTAAATTTTAATCTTTCCCATCTTGCTCCATAAAAATTTTGTCCTTCGAATTGTCCTGTTTTAGGTAATTTTCTCAATTCATGTTCTATAGGGACAGGAGCACAAACTTTTATAGGAATATTATAAAAGTTCTGCCATTTAACTATTTCTTTAGCATACAAATCAGCAAACTCTTTTGCAGTAAATGTTTTTAATCTTAACAAATGGAATCTTATATCAATTGATCCTAAGCATAAGGTTATTTCTTTCACATTTTTAGGCTTATTTTGATAATGTAAAAATGAATCTAATCCAGATTTACAAATTACACTATATAATGTTTTTCCATTTAATCTTGTAATTGCTTGATCTTTAGTTGAAAATGCTAGCGTATGGCTATCACCTATAATCCATTTATCTAAGTTAAGTGATTCCATTGGAAGATATTTTGCTTTATTCAATATCTTTTCAAATTTTTCTAAGAAGTCAAAATTAACCATTTCTGAAGTTGTTTTTGCACCAATTCGTTTTTCTATTTGAGAAATATAATTACAATCTTTTATTCTCCAATCTAAAGAAAATAATTTAGCTTCATTATCTACTGCATCCATTAAATTATAGCAATTTGAAACTATATCATCATTGAATCCTCCAAATAAGTTCAAAGATCCATGAAAATTAACCCCATGGTCAATATAAATGTTTTCATAGCCTAATAAATCAGTTTCTTTTGTTGCTATGTCAGCATCTAGTCTTTGCGCCCACATAAGTGCCCATCCTCTAATATGGCTTTTTTCAGATTTAGGAATTGGAGTAAAAGGATTAAAAATTATAGATTTTTTCATTTTATTTTTATTAATTTATTAGATCGAAATGTCTAGGGTAAATATGAAGAGTTGCAGCATTCCAAAATAAATGCCCAAAACGTAAATGTTTATAAGTCTTCTTTAATTGTTTATATGCTAAGTCATGAACAAAATGATGCCAATAAGAATCGTTCTTATAACCAAATATTGCATCATTGCTTCTCATATAAACATGATAATACAAGCGATCATCTCTTATCATTAATTGAACACTGTATGTGCACATAAAGTCATTCATACCGTCTTTAACAGAATCTGCATGCATATATGGGCGAATATAAATCATAGTTGCTTGCCTTGACAGTTTAGCACTTTCTAATTTTGCTATTGCATTTTCAAATTGGCTTCCATTTTCTTCTGAAAATATACACCAACCATAATTAGAATTTATAAATCCATCTTTTGTTGCAACTTCTTTCCATATAGAAGGAATTTTACCTTCTATATCATTTATATTTCTACTTTGACTTAAATACCATTTTACTTCTGATTTAGCATATTTTTCATTTAATTCTCCAAATATTACTAAATCATTAGAAATAAACGAAGCATTTAATATTTCATAAGTTCCATTATCAGAAAGTAATTTATTTTCTTTAAGTCTTATAAATTCTTTTCTTATATGTTCTACATTATATCGTTCCATTATTTTAAAGTACTTATATTAGACAAATTTATTCCGAATTCTTTATCTTTTAAAAACTCTTCTAAAAGTTTTGCATAACCTACTATATCATGGATATTATCAATATAATTAGGATCACCACAAACACATCTTGCTATCTTATGAAATATCATGTGGAAAGCTTCAATATGTTCTTCTTCTAATAAATCATAATTAGGTGCCTGTTTTAACACATTGCAAAGTCGTTGTGTTATTTTAGCATTATGTTCAAAAGATCCATATCTAGATCCTCTTTCTTTTAACGTTTTATCTATTTTATTTGTCATTTTCAATTTTAATATAGTTAATAAGAGTTAAAGAATCAGCTGAAGCTTCTTTTTTAAATTCTTGCTCAATCTCTCTGATTTGATATTGAGATAATAAAGATTTATCTGTATAAATAAAAGAATTACCGTAACCGATTAAATTTTTCTTAGAATAAACATAACTTATAAAAAATTTATTCTTTTTTATATTAGTCATAATTTTATTTAGTTTAGTTTATTTTCAGAGATTAATTTTTCTATTGGATCATTCATAAATTCGAATAATGTCATTTGTTTAGGCTTATCTTCAACTAAATCACTTAAATCAGGAGCAGTCCAGCCTTTAGGTTTAACTAAATCTAATTGAAATGACCCGCGTTTCTGATTTTGTCCTATTTCTTTTTGACAATTAGCAATCATAACTCTTTCAAAAGCTTCTTCAAAAACTTCAAGCATACCTTGTCTTTCAGCAGTTCCGAAAGCAAATACAACAAGATCAACTAAAGCATCTAATTGGTCTTCTTTAGTTTCTGCTTCTTTGTATTCGTCTAATTCTTCTTGCATTGCACAAATTCTAAATTTTTTTTCTTCATCAGAAAATTTTACTTTTTCCGAAGTTATACCAAATTTGGTATGCATTTCTTTAACTAATTTTAGCATTGTATTCATTTTAAATTATATTTCAATTAATAAGTCTTTATAAAGCTCTCTCGCATCTTCTTCGTTAACTACTTTTTGAAGATCTCTTTTACGAAGTTTAATAACTTCTTTCATAGCTTTAACATCGTAACCTGCATTTCCTGCAGCTTCAAACGCTTCTCTAATTTCTAAAAGAATATCGTCTTTTTCAGAAATTTTCTTTTCAATATGTTCGACCCTATTTTTAAGATCTTGTTTAGTTTCATTTGTAATTGTGTTATTTATCATTTTATTTTAGATTAAAGGTTAATAATTTATATATTATAAAACATAATTTTTTATTTGTAAACTATATTTTAGTAAAATTTTAAATTATAATTCAGTAATTCCAAGATCGTCTAAAATCGACATTGATTCTTCAATATATCGATCATAGTCAATATCTTTTGGAAATTCACAATTCAAATCCATAATTGGCCTAGATCCTTCAGATTTTGCCACTTTAGGAAATGTTCCTGTTTTATTAGGCTTTTTATATTTAATAATATCTCCATCGGTTGAATAAATCCATCTTACAA